CCAGTCTTTGATTCTAAGACCGCCCTCTTTCATGATCTCGTAGCTGTTGACGGTGAAGCCGATGCTTAGGCCGGATGTCAGCCCGAGCTTCGTCGCCTGCCATGCTTTGTCGGTGATGTTTTTCAAGTCACCGGGTTCATCGACCTTGGCGAACTTCGCCGTGATCGGAATGCCGTCCTTGTTCGGCTTCGCGGCAGTGACCCAACCGACAGGCTCGCGGCTGTTGTGCTGCCACAGCAGCGGCATCGGCAGCTTGAACTTCGCGCCCTCCGACTCGACGATGTCGCCCATGCGATCGGTCGACGGTGTCGAAGCGATGCCGGTGATGATGCGCTCGTCTTCCTTCACCGACTTGATGCTAAGAATCGAATAGGCGCGATTGTCCATCGCACGCCTCCTGTTTAGGAATCTGAATGTTAAGAGAGAGACGGAAGCGTCAGCCGAGAATGAACATCTGATATTCAGGCTCGGTGTTGCCGTCCGGTGTCGTCGCGGCACCGACAGCCATCGCCAGCGCGATCAGCGCATCGATGCGATTGGTCGCCTTGCGTTTCGAGAACCAGAAGTTTCCAAACGGGTCATTCTCGGTCGCCGCCGACATCATCGCCGAGATCAGCACCGGATTGCGCCTGATCCTAATTCGCTTTTCGAGGATCAGGTTTTCCAACGTGAGCTTCGATCCCGGCATCCAAAGCCCGGTCTTGCCCTTTTTCTTGCCGCCCTGCGGATGCTCGACAACCGGGAACGTCAATCCAAGCGCGTCTAGCTCGGGTTCGAAGTGCTTGTTGAACCCGTAGGTGTCGTATGCCAACGCCTGTACAGAAAATATTGATGACGTTTCGGCGAGCCGCGCCGCGACGAAGTCAAACCCGATGACCTTGCCGGGTGTCGCATTCAGTTGGTCGCGGTCGATCCAGAGATCGTAGGGAGCCTTGTCCCGAAACGCCCGCTCACTCACCGTCGCGCCCGGCGTCCAAGCCTCGATCCATGCGTCAAACGTCGGCCGCTTCTCGGCGTCGGTGCCCGTCTGCACCACGTAGCCGATCGCCGTCATGTCCTGCGTCGCCGACAAGTCCAAGCCGAGAAACACGTCCTCGCCCGAGTGCATCGCGGGATCGAAGTCGGCCATCACGCTTTCCAGCGTTTCCCGGCTCATCCACGCGTCCTGGGAGTCCGTCCATCGGCAGAAGTGCAGCCGCATGATGTTGTTGAGCTTGCCCGGCAATTGCTTGGCCTGCTTCACGACACCGGCCAAATACTCTTCGGTGATCGTAACGCCGAGCAACGGATTGGCCTTGGCCCAACAGTCCGGGTCTTCCAGCGGGTCGTCGTCGTCGTCGAGTGAGCACACGAAAGAGAACGTTTCGTCGTCCTCGACCTCACCGGCCGCGACCTTGACGGCGTGTTCGTGTTCCTCCCAACAAACCGTATGGCGATCGCTGCCGCTGTTGGTGATCATGATCAGCAGCGGTTGCCGCCGGAACTTGAACCCGCGTTCAAGCATTTCGATCATGTGGCCGTTGCGGTGTTCGTGGATTTCGTCGCACAGCGCGCACGACGGGCGCGGCCCCGAGTGGTCTTCCTCCGAAGAGATCGGCCGGAAGAAACTCCCGCTCTTGAGATCGGCCAAGTTCCAGATCGGATTGCCGCCGGACGGCGTCAGCCGCGCACCAAGCGCACCAGATTGTTGCCACATGGCCACGGCGTCCCGGAACAACACCATGGCCTGCGACTTGATTGACGCCGCCGCATAGACTTCCGCTCGCTGCTCCCCATCCGCCACCAAACAATACATCCCGATCCCGGCGGCGAGAGGGGACTTCCCATTGCCTTTCCCTTGCTCGATATAGGCGCGGCGAAAACGGCGGCGGCCGTCTCGCCGCTTCCATCCGAACAGCGATCCGATGACGAACTGCTGCGACGGATGCAGCCGAAACGGATTGCCCTCGAATTGGCCACCAGCCAAGCACAGCACGCCGGGAAAGAAATCCAGCACGCGCTTGACCTGATCCTGATCCCAAATCAGCCCGCGCTCGCCCGCGTCGACCAAATCCCGCAGATGACGCGCGCAGGACGCCCGCACATGCGGCCCGGCGACGATATCGCCAGCCCCAACCGCCAGCGCCCAACGGGTTACCGGATCGCCCGGCAGATTATTGTCAGGTGAAGAACCGCGACGCGGCGTCGGTTTCTTCGGGCTTCTGGGCGTGGATGCGGGATCGAGCACTAGGGGTCATCCCAAATTCAACGGAGTATTTGACCAGCGCAGCCATGGCGTCATTGGCGATCGCCACCAGCGGGTTCCGCCGGTACTGTTCCTTCCCAATATCAACAAGCAAACCACTGCTTGCCGTGTCATGCTTGGCGCACTCATTCAGCGCCCGTTCCGCCTGCACCCATCGGCCATAGGCTTGGCAGTACGCCGCCAGCGCCCCGCGATCGATCCCGGTCAGACAGCCGACCGCGTACAATTGCCCCGCAACATAGTCCCACTCGGCTTTCGCTTCCGCGCTCATCCATTCCGGCGGCGGCGGAATTTCCAGCTTGGGCTTCGGTTCCTCACCGTTCAACGCCCGCTTGCCCGGATTGCCCCGGATCAGTTTCAGCGCGGTCGGCTTGCGCTTCAAGTTCATCTGCTGGCTCAATAATTGTCGGATGTTTCACGAAAAACGCCAGCCGCTTTCGGGTCCGCCATCCCTTGCGGGACGCAGCCACGTAAACGGCAAGTGATGACCGTTTCCGCATCGGCTTGGTTCCACGTCTCCAAACCATTCGTACCGCAATAACCATAGGTTGCACAACGATTTAGGTGGGGTCAAAACACTACCAATATGCGGTACTCTGCGCGAACGCCCCGGCGGTTCCGCCCCCCGCGCTTCATCGAAACTTTCCGAGTCCCCCCCGTCCCCATTGGAATCGCTAACGTTTTCGCGGTAGTTGTGCGGTGCTTTCGCCGAGCGGGTTGCATCGCATCGCAGCATCGCGTTGCCACATTTTCGCCGCGCTACCAGGTCGACGGGGCATCGATGCCGATGCCGAAATGAGCCTCTCCCGATGCCGATGGCAGATCGGGCTTTTGCTGGCGAATTGAGCGCGGCGAGTGCCGATTGTTGCGCCTTAGCCACACTTCAAATCATGTGGCAATCATTCGAATATTTAACTTGCGTACCAATGGTTAGGCTGTATGTTGGGGACATCGAAACCGGCCGCATGGCCACTTAGGAGATCAAGACAATGCAAACCCTCGCAATCATTCTTATCCTTGCTGGTCCCCTTGCTTGCTTCCTTGGGTGCCTTGTCGCTTGCGTTGCCGAGTTGATCACGGCCAGCAACAAGCCGGTCCGCCGCATCAATTGGAATCGCAATCGCTAATCAATCAACCGGCCAATGGCCATTCGAGGAGTCACGTCATGCTTCGTATGATCGCCGAGACTTTCATTAGCTGGTCAATCATGGCCAACGCTATCGGCCTGCTGATTAAGACTCTTCTGCCTCTGATCATGGGGTGATTGCAGTGCATACCCTTGGCCACGCTAAGGGTATGAGCGGCAATCATGCCGAAACGGGAGTCAAGACAATGGAAGACGGTTTGCGCCATGATCTTATGGCAATCATTCTAGAAGAGGCTTTCAGCATGCGTCCCGAATACGCTCGCAGGGTAGCCTTGGGGAAAGCCGGAATTCAGGCTTTCAGAAAGGCCGATGTCGACGCACGCGATTGTGCCGAGAATATCTTGCAGCGCATAGAAAGCCGTTGCAGCAGAATCGAAGGCTAGTGATTGGAGTCCCTGCCCTAGTTCGCTAGGGCAGTGGCGGCAATCATGCCGGATCGGCCGAATGGCCACATAGGAGTCGAGCATGTCTAATCGTTTGCAGTCTACTGAAACCATGTCGCTTGAATCGGCGCTTGCGCTGGTCAAAGCCGCTGGATTCAAGGTCACGAAACCGAAAGCGCGCGCCACTAAAAAGGATCGTGTCGGCCCTACTTTCGTTGCCACGTTTGCCGACGGACAGGTGACTCGCATGTCCACCTGCACGTCACTCGAAAAACTTGATGTAGAGCGCGGCCGTCGCCTTGCGGTGCACGCGTGGAAGGCGCGCCATAAGGAATGGCATTGCCTCTATCAGCACATGGTCGCGCCTAGCATCGTGTCCGCTCGCTTTGAACAAGATGGGGTAACGCTGGCCACGTTCTGAAAATTGCGGTCTATGCCCGTGCTTCGGTACGGGCATAAGCGGCAATTCTGCCGAACGGGAGTAAGTACCATGAAGGCTTTAAGGCTGGCGCTTTGCGCGATGGTGTTGCTGTCTGGCAACGCCAAGGCGGCGGAATATCCGCTGCAATGCGGCCGCGTGCAGTGTGACGCGCGCGACGGCATCATGACGAAAGAGGGTAAATTCGTTCTGGTCACGGTTAACCCGAGTCGCTTCCGGTTTACCTATGCCTGCTGGCGCACGTTCGATACTTTGGCAGAAGCACGGAAGGCGCTTGCATCTAGCAGCAAACGCTAATAGGATAATTCTCGTTCAACCGGCCGACATGGCCACATCAAAGGAGTCACGACAATGGCTAACATTCTCGCATCGCGCGCAATGCTTATGACCTTAAGCCTCACGGCATGGTCCGCGCGCAAACTAGACAAGCGGATCACGGACGAAACCAACTCTCGGCACGGCGCGGGACACGATGCCGGACGCTACAATAAGATGCTGCTATCCAAGGACGCGCTCGCCGAGATAGCGCGGATCGATGCCGAGATCAGGGCACATTACTACCAAGTAACGAGTCCTTGGCTAGACCGGGAAGGCACGCGCATTCTGTCTTCCGTTAACGCCGTCGCGGAACTGCAATGGTTCCAGGGCAAGCGCCATGAACGCGAAGATGCAGTTGCGCGTTTCGTCGCGGGATATCCTGACTTCGTTCGGGACGCGCGCGCGCGCCTTAATGGGATGTTTTCCGAGGCGGACTATCCTGCGACTTCGACCGTGGCGGGTAAGTTCCGGTTTTCCGTGTCGGTCGACAATGTGCCCGATGCCGGTGACTTCCGAGTCGAAATGGCGGACGGACAAGCGGACGATATCCGGCGCGAAATCG